GATATCAATACAGCTTTGATTTTGGTTCGGAAGATGCGGAGGGAAGAAGCTCTCTCTAACGAGAGGCTCCTTAAGCGGTTCGGAAACCATAGGACTCGGAATCCCTTACCTCAAGGAGGAAGAGATGAAAAGTCCGATAGTTCTCCTTCGAAGTCTTCTTACAGACGTAAGAAGACTAGAGCCTGATGTGAAAGGCCTCGAACGTGATGTCATCACGCTCGAGAAGCGGTTCGAAAACGAGGGCAATGGCTTTCTCACCATTGCCTTACCTTCTCTCTGCCAAAGCCTCGATAGAGGACTTGCAGATGGAAAGTTCACCTGCCCGATTGGTTTTAAAACGACCAAAGGGGGAACAATCCCGAGACTTTTCTCAGGTATGTTCTGTGAGGTTTTCGTAGCTGAAACAGGCCTTCTTAAAGAGAACGCTTCCGTTCACATTGTGAAATGTTTACGGGAGATTCTACGTCTCTTTAAGAAACTTGGAGGTGATGAGGATCGGGCAAAGGAGCTCGATATCTCCGCACGTTCCGAGTTTAGAGAGTGTGATGAGGCGTGTTTCACCGAGTTTGACCTCGATGAAAGGCAAACCTTCATACTCTCCGCTGTCTGCAGGTCAATTCTCCCCAACATCGATACTTTCGATGAACGGGAGCTACCCTGCAAACACGGGCCTGGAGCCGTATTCGAATCTATATCGACTAACCAGAAGTGGCAGTCGTTGCTCGAGCACTCGCTCGCGCTCGATGAGCTTGGGTTTGACTGTGTTGCTTATGAGCTTCACGGTCTTGCCGACTCATCGAATAGCTCTGAATACGGAGTCTCTGGAGATACGTCCAAGCTGATTTCCGTCTTGAAGTCATCTACTTCACGAAGGACAATCACCATTGAGCCCGTTGTTAGACAGTTTGTCCAACAAGGTCTCAACACGGTTCTACGTGATAACATATCACGTTGTTCCGTGCTTCGTAACTGCTTGGACTTAACCGATCAGACGCATAACCAAAAGTTAGCACTGATCGGCTCCCTTACCGGTGTATGGGCTACTATGGACCTGAAATCGGCATCCGATCTGCTATCTGTGAAGATAGTGGAAGAGGTGTTCCGGTTTAGACCAAGGTTTTTATCCTGGC